AACACCATAGCTTACGAAGAGGGAAAAGCGCGAAGCATAATATCGTCGCCTAGCCCGGTCATACATCATAAATTCCTGATCCCAGATCCATCAAAGAGTGCTAGCATTTTGCATAGGACATCTCCTATCTTTAATGGATCAGGGATCAGTACTAGTGGTTCGAGGGAGGCCAACGCAGTATTTTCAGTTGACTTTCGGGAATTCCTTACGCACACCCTTGATATAGCGGTTTACTCTCCGCACTCATCTAGTTACCGATCCCAGATCCGTAGCGCGCAACACTCTCTTCTCAATTACAGCTTCTGCATATCGAGAGTGCCTGTAATCCTACGGATCAGGGATCAGCTTTGGATGATGCCCAGACCATACCTGTGCATTTAATACTATTGTATGTCTCGTCCAAATCTGATCCCAGATCCATTAGGCAGTCGACTTTGTTTAAACACAAGTTACCCAATGGATCAGGGATCAGTTCTGATTGTTCACTGCACAAAGACGGCTACGAATAGCGGTGTGATGTACAGCACAACCAGAAGTTGTCCCAATAAACTAAATGACAGACAATCAAAGTAATTTATAAAACGCATTATATACTAGATAATCCCAGATGTCAAGAACTTTTTTTATTTTTTTTTATTTTTTTTTTCTTGACATTTATATTAATATATGTTAGAATGTCCCATAATTAACAGAAAGGAAAATATGATAGAAGATAGACATTTTACAATTACCTACTATGCAAAGAAACATAAAAAGCATATTACAAGAAATGCAAAATGGAATGAACTTTGCAGATATTGGACAACCAAGAGTGGTAATGCGTGTGTGACTTATTTTGATATAGACGCAAATGATTATAGGACTTGTAGTGGTAATTATAAGATAAGATTTATTTAAATTAACTATTGACATTGGGATATTATTATGTTATAATATCCCATAATATAAACAGAAAGGAAAATATGTCAACACAAAAACAATACTTCGTAATAGAAAAATCAGTTTGGAATTTTAACAATAACGAACCGAGATTTACTATTAAAAAAGATAAGGCATTTAGTTTAGAGGACGCAACAAAGATGTTAATTGCGTATGAACAATTAAATGACCAAGAAGAAAAAACTTATCACTTACAATTAGTGGACTTGCTATTAGGAGAACAACCATTAGTTTTAAATGATGAAGTCAAGAATGGAAAGGCAGATGAAAACACTCTATTTTAATCTTGACAAAATTTGTGGGATAATATATTATCCCACAAATAAAAAACAGAAAGGAAACAAATGACAAAGATAAGAATGAATACCGAATTTAGAAATAAAATTTTAAATAGGTATGTAGAC